GTTTGACGTGAGGGGCTTTAACTCACAACGCTTAACAGAAGCGAACTGGGTGTTTGAGGCTATCACCATGCCCGAGGCCTAAATATACGCACAGACCGGCCCAGCTGGGCGTCGCGGTCGCTCAGCAGCCTGCACGCCATCTTTCACCGACTTGGTTAGGGGTAGCGGTTATGAACACGCATTTCTGTCGGACCCTGCAATGCCGCGCTAAATGGACATTAGCGCGGCGCCAAGCGCACCCACACCACGGGCGCTCAAGCCGGTGCGCGCGACCTTCTGCACAGTTGCACGGATAGTCGGCACAACAACATTGCTGAACGCCCACATGGTCGGCGGCCCCAGTGCGCGGAGTACTTGATTGAGTGTGTTGTTGGATGAAGGGGTGTAGCAAGCGATAGGCATAGTGCCCGACATCTGCTCCACCTCGTACACAACAGTGACCTCAAAGGTCAAGGTAGTGGCTGGAACCCCCCTATACGTGACGACGATAGATGAATTGTCAGAGAACAGGGCCGCCAAAGGCTTGAACTGCTCGTCAGCGGCGTTGGGAACAAACTTCACCTCGTGCGCAACCTCGCCGAAGCGGTGCACAAACGGGCACTGTTGCATGTCCCCTGTTGCCGAACCCGTGCCTGCAGGCGCCGCGAAGCACCCAGGCATGACGGCAAGCCCAATGAGCCCCGCTCGATCTGACTCTGGGCCTGTGTACCTGACCTTGACACAACCAGCGATGCAGCGCGCCTCGTGTGCAGCTTGCGTCAGAGAAGGGTCGTTGATCAGGATTTGCGCAGCATTGTACGTGTAGTTGGTCCCTGCCGTGGCGGCCACATGGGAGCCCTGGAAGAACCGGTTTGACGCAAAGGAGAACACATAAGTGCCCTCGACGCTGCTGCCAGCGGAAGGCAACATGATGCGATACCTGCGATACTGGCCCGTTCCTAGGCCCGAATAGACCGTCCCCTTGAGAGGGGCATTGCAAGGGTCCTTCAGCAACGCCATATGCTGCAAAGCGCCGACATCAAGGCCGCTCGTCATGGTGGCTTTCCTGGCGCGAACGCGCTTTGTACGGCCGACCTTCACACCCTTCTTCTTCTGGCCCGGGGCCCGTTGAATCTTCTTGCCTGGCATGTTGCATCAATTTGCCAGGCCCCACCCTACCTGGCGCACAACGTCCAATGCGCGCTCTAGAAACGCGGGCTCGTGCCTGAGGTCATACCTCAGGGCACACAACAGCACTTCACGCATCGCGTCATCAATGGGCGCCTTCACGAAGAGGCTAGCCGCTATCTTCCCGCGACGGGGCCTGCTGTAGCCGTTGTCCCCGAAGACATAGCTGCAGAAGTCCAGAACGGGGGATGCCTTCACGTCAAACCCCAGGGTGCCATATGCACCCAAGAGCGAGGAGGCCTCAACCCCTGCTGTATCCTCAATGCAATCGTCCCCGGCCGCCATGACGTTGACCTGCCTCACTACTCCCCCCCCGGCTATACGCTTTGCCAAATAGCCCAAGGCCACCCTCATGCGCGAGTTCGTCGAAGACGTGTTGTACGACCCGGACTTCTGAACTCCAGGCCACACCTGCGCAAACAGGGTTCCATCGGACAATACTAGCAAAGAACGGCCCAGCGCCGCTACCCTAGCGCGCAGGGCCCTTTCGTAAGGCCCGCCGGGCCGAGCTCCGGAGAGGCGGACCCTGGCTGTGGCGTCAAGCTCCAAAAGCCATTGGGGGACCGACCAATCAAATCCGGACATGTCAGTCGCAAGTGGGCTAGCCATGGCCTCGGTCTGACGTCTCAAGCTATCCAACCCCAGATCGTCAAGACCCATGCCTGGCTTGCTAGGAATATCCTCCCACCTGGCGATTTCAGCGTTGTTTTGCGCGCCACATAGCAAGCGCTCTACGAGCTGGTCGACCAGGGACACCGAGGCTATGAGCCTCATGCGGCCTTCTGAAATCTTCTCCAGCGAGTGCAGCTCGCTTTTCACGAACAATCGAACGGGGTCTGCAAGGCCCATACTGACATGGTAGGAGGCCGTTCTGTCCTTGGGCTCGGTCTCCCCAGCCAGGTTTAGCACTCGTCGCACCACGTGCGTGGCTATTGCTCGTTTTCCAACGGCGTCAATGAAAGCACCGTTGGTCTTGAACGTGCGCATGTACGGATAGCCTGGGCTCGAGTCGCGATCAACGCAACGTTCCAC